ATACGTGAGAAAAACTTTCAATAAGGTGTTGAAAGCAAATGGCTGGTCTGACTGCGAGGATTCAACTTCTTCCTTAACGACGGAAAGAAGACACTTCACGAAAGGAAATCAAACGGAATTTAGTATCGACCTTGCTATTGTTGCAGAAGGGCGCACAGACAACTGGTATCGACTTATCCATAAGAAGACGGGATATGTGCAGAGGGATGAATATTGGTGGCAAGAAGCACCACATTCCGATGGGCTGCGAGATAAGGTTGACGATTTAAAAGACAATGATTTGTGGCTTGAGGTTCGTCAAACCTATCTCGACAAGAAAAATATGTATTTGAGAAGGCAGGATAAAAACCATCCTTCTTTCAACGTGTACATAGAATCGGTAAATGAAGTTTACTATAAGCATTTTAGATAAAAATAAATAATTGACGGAACCGTCCTGTAAAAGGGGCGGTTTTTTCATGCCAAAAAGGAGGAATAATGGCGAGAACAACGACAGAAATGCAACTGATCGAACTCTCGAAATTGGTCCCGTATGTCAATAACGCACGAACGCACTCGGTGGAGCAGATAAACAAACTTCGGTCGAGTCTTCGTGAGTTTGGTTTTATTAACCCAGTCATTATTGACAAGGACTACGGCATCATCGCGGGACACGGTCGTGTGATTGCAGCGAGAGAAGAAGGTATTGAAAAAGTGCCTTGCGTGTTGGTGGATTATCTCACGGAGGCACAGAAGAAAGCGTACATTTTGGCTGACAACCGTATGGCTTTGGATGCAGGATGGGATGAAGAACTTCTGCGTGTGGAAATCGAGGCTTTGCAAGGCGAGAACTTTGACGTTGGTTTGACGGGTTTTGATGAAAAGGAACTTGCAGACCTCTTCAAAGGGGAAGATAAGGAAATCGAAGATGACGATTTTGACTTAACCGCCGCCCTTGAAAAAGCATCGTTTGTACAAAGGGGCGATGTTTGGACGGTGGGACGGCATAGGCTCGTGTGCGGTGATGCGACCAATGCCGACGACGTGAAAACCTTAATGGACGGCAAACGCGCCAACCTCATTCTGACAGATCCGCCGTATGGCGTTTCCTTTAAGAGTAAGAGTGGCTTGACTATCCAAAACGACAGTATGAAGGACGATGAGTTCTATCAATTCTTATATAAAGCCTTCGTGAATATGGCGGAAAATTTAGAGCCAGGCGGTTCTGCTTATGTTTTCCACGCCGACACCGAAGGCTTAAAGTTTAGAAAGGCGTTTATTGATGCAGGTTTCCACCTTGCCGGTGTTTGCATTTGGGCGAAGAATAGCCTTGTCCTTGGCAGGTCGGATTATCAATGGCAACACGAACCCGTTTTATACGGCTTTTTGCAGAACGGCAAGCATAAGTGGTATTCGGATAGAAAGCAGACGACCATTTGGAACTTTAACAAGCCTAAACGCAATGAAAATCATCCCACGAGTAAGCCACTTGACTTGCTCGGCTATGCGTTGAAGAACTCTTCGCAGGAAAATGCTATTGTTGTGGATACGTTCGGCGGAAGTGGTTCTACGCTTATGGCGTGCGAGGGGATGAATCGTATCTGCTATACCATTGAACTTGACGAAAAGTACGCATCCGTTATTCTTCGTCGATATGTCGAGGATACTGGCAATGCAGATGGAGTCTTCGTGGTGCGAGATGGTAAGCAAATCCCGTATGCCGACCTTGTAAAAGAAGTGCAAGGCAGAAACAGCAATGCGGATAGCGATAATTGATGCGGATTTAATCGGTCGTAAAAAACATAGGTTTCCAAATTTGGCGTGTATGAAGATATCCGCTTTTCATAAAAATCAAGGGGACAGCGTAGAACTAAAAACAGATTACAACGGTTTATCGGAGTACGACAAAATATATCTGTCAAAGGTATTCACGGACACGGTAGTCCCTAACGAGGTTTTAAGTTTGGAAAATCTTTCATTCGGCGGGACGGGTTTCTTTTATGATAAAGCACCTCCCTTGCCGGAGGAAGTGGAACATCAAAAGCCAGATTATCACTTGTATGATGCTTGGGTTGATGAACAACTTCGTGCCGGTGGTAAAGAGCGCGATTTTTCCTATTACCGTGATTATTCGATAGGTTTCTTAACGAGAGGCTGTTTCCGCAAATGCGAGTTCTGCGTGAATAGAAATTATAAGCGGGTATTAAAGCACAGCCCCATAGAAGAATTCCTGGATGAAACACGACCGAAAATATGCTTGCTCGACGATAATTTCCTTGGGTATCCTTGTTGGAAAGAAATGTTGCTTGAATTACAAAGCAGAGGAAAGCCATTCCAGTTCAAACAAGGGTTGGATGAAAGGCTTTTGACCGATGAGTCGTGTTCCATTTTATTCTGTAGTAAATACGACGGCGATTATATTTTTGCATTCGATAACGTGGCGGACAAGGAAATCATCGAAAGAAAGATTAAACTTGCACGGAAGTACACGACCGCCGCCTTGAAATTTTATTGTTTCTGCGGTTTCGATCGTGAAGGAAAATGGGATGACGGTTTTTGGCGAGAAGATATTTTTGACCTTTTCAAAAGAATAGAAATTCTCGCTTGTTATGGCTGCGTTCCATACGTGATGAGGTACGCTCGATATGTGGAAAGTCCGTATCGAGGGTTGTATATTACGATTGCACGGTGGTGCAATCAACCGAATTTTTTCAAAAAGAAAAGTTTGCGTGAATTTGCGGAAGCGAATGGGCGAACAAGTGCTTGTTACAGGTATATGCGTGACTTCGAGAATGCTTTCCCAGAAGTCGCTTTTTATTTGGATATGAAATATTGTCCGTCCAAGTAACGGGTTCATATAATTACGAAAGATAAAAATTAAAGGATTTACGAAAGATGAATAAAAAACTGACGTTGGGCAGTCTGTTCGACGGGTCGGGTGGATTCCCGTTAGGCGGTCTGCTTGCAGATATTTCTCCTTTGTGGGCATCCGAGGTCGAGCCTTTTGCTATAAGGGTTACGACCAAGCGGATGCCTTTTGTCAAACATTACGGCGATATTTCCCAAATGGACGGCGGGAAAATCGAACCCGTGGATATAATCACGTTTGGTAGCCCCTGTCAAGATATGAGCGTTGCGGGAAAGCGTAGCGGTCTTGACGGGAGTCGTTCGTGCTTGTTTTACGAAGCTGTCCGAATTATTAAAGAAATGAGGAGTGCAACGAATGGAAAATATCCAAGATATGTCGTTTGGGAAAATGTCCCAGGCGCATTCTCAAGCAACGGAGGCAAAGACTTCAAAGCGGTGCTTGACTCGCTCGTCAGCATCGTCGAAGAGACAGCCGAAGTGCCTTTTCCTGAAAAAGGGGAATGGGCATACGCCGACTGCTACATGGGAGACGGATGGAGCCTTGCTTACCGAGTTCTCGACGCTCAATATTGGGGAGTCCCCCAACGACGTCGTAGAATCTACCTTGTCGCAGATTTTGGAGGTAGGAGTGCCTGCGATGTATTATTTAAGTCCGAAGGCTTGTCAAGGTATTCTGCGGAGGGCTTCCGTGCGTGGCAAAGAACTGCCAATCATACTCAAGAACGCTTTGGAACGCCAGGCGTTGGGTTCGATGGATACAACGGAAGCGTAGACGAAAAGGCAGCAACGCTCGGTGTGAATTGCGGAATGTCCACAGGCAGGAACGGAGTTGTCCTTAACGACCAAGGCGGAAACAGAATGGACGTAACGGAAGAAGTTACTTGCACCTTAAGAGCGCAAGCACATCATCCGCCTGTGGTTATGGATGTCTTTGACAACCACGGAAAGGATGTCCGCTATACGGGGCCTATTGAAATTGCGCCTACGATTTCTGCAACCTATGGAACGGGAGGGAACAATCAACCGTTTGTCGTGGGTAAGAGTTGGGATGGCAGAGAAGTTTCGCCGACCTTAACCAAGCAAAATGCAGGTGGCAATCAACGAATGCCCGACAAGGACAATTTTAACTGCGTTCTTCAACCTTACGGTATTTCCGCAAAGGATAGTAATGCAATGAAATCAAGCAATCCCCATAGCGGTATTTACGCAGCAAAGACATCTCGAACTCTTGACGGCAATGGCGGAAATCCCGCTTGTAATCAAGGTGGTATCGCTGTGGTATGCGTCGACCAAGGTGGCGGAAAGTCCGCTTGCAACGTGACGGTTGAGAAAACACCAACACTCACTTGCACGCACGGGGGCGAGCCTGCGGTTTGCGTAGAAACTCCCAAAGAAGGTAAAGACCCTGTATATGCGATGACAACGGGAAGTTATCAACAGGTGGAAGAAGGGCGTTCGCCGACATTAATGGCAAGGGACTACAAAGACCCGAACGCTGTTTGTTACGGAATAGGCAGAGACACCTTTAACCAAGGAAAGAATGCCAAGTTCTCGCCGACCTTTGAAAAGGAACTTCAACCCACGATGGTCGCAAAGGGGCCTGGGGCAATTGCGTATGGGTTCGACCAATGTGCGGACAGGGATGTTGGGGCGTTATTCCTTGAAGAGAAATCAAAAACGCTCACGAACGGCACTTGTCCTGGCTATCACAACAGCGTATGCAAAACAGATTATACGGTACGAAGATTAACCCCCGTTGAATGCGCAAGATTGCAGGGTTTCCCCGATTGGTGGTGTCAAAACCTTGAAACGGAAAAACCGACGGACGAGGATGTATATTATTGGTATAAGGTTTTCGAGACGTATCGTAAACTGACTGGCGAAGGAAAGCCGAAGACCGATAAGCAAATCCGCAAGTGGTTGAACTCGCCGCATTCCGATTCCGCAGAGTATAAACTTTGGGGGAACGGCGTGGCTTTACCGTGCGTATTTTTTGTACTTTCGGGCATTGAATATTACGCAAAAAAATCTTAAAAAAGTGTATCAAAATTAAATAAAAAATTATCAAATTATCGCCCAAATTCGCTGGATATAATTCCGTTTTAGAGGTAATATACCCATACAAAAATCAAAGGAGGGCGATTGCCTATGAAGATTCATTTCAATATAAGCAGACAGAGCGAAAGAGAACGCTTTGTCGAAGAAATAACCAGATGGCTTGGTTATGAGAGAGAAGTAACGGAAGACGGTTTTCTCGTTATTGGTAAGGTTCAAATCGACAAAGAAAACAACCTTATTATTGCCGACGAGATGGAAGACGAAACGGTGGAGCGTTTACTTCAATTTTTGTACGACGAGGGGTTCGAGAGCGATTTGAGTTATAAATTCGACGATGAACCCCAAGCGGACGAAAGTAACGAAGACCCCACCTACGCATTTGAGGATTTCAACTTTGAAGATGTTGATATTACGAAGAATGCAGCCGTGGAAAGAAAGCCTTATGAAAAAAAGCAAAAGGCAAAAGAAACGGAGGAGCCTACCCAGCCCAAGGCGGTCATAGAACCACCGCAAGAAATAGGATATAGCCTTCCGCCGATCAAAAATGAAAGCGAGTTTACGAAAAACGAAATAAATCGCAGAAAGGTCTGTGAGTTAAGTGTAACGGAAGCGATATTGCTTGACCTTCGGAACAGGTATAAGGAGGGGACGAGAGTGGAGCTTATCAAAATGGACGATAAGCAAGCACCTCCCCTTAAAACGCACGGAACGGTTCGGCACGTAGACGACATAGGAACGATTCATGTTTCTTGGGACAGCGGTTCATCGCTTGGGGTGGTTTTTGGCGAGGATGATTGCAGACCCCTTGTGACGATGAACGACAGAATTAAAGAACAGATTTTGAAAATCCGTGCGACGGGTATTACAAATATGTTCGACACCAAGTATGTTCAATGGCTTGCCAACTTCTGCGGATATTTTGAATTGGTTTGTTTTATCGAGGATAATGTCAGCGATTACGTGAAGTTTATTTGCGAAGGGAGGGTTGGAGATTATGCTTGAGTGGATTACGGTAAAGCTGATGCCCAAGGCTGATGTCATAATTTATCCCAACGGACGATTTTACTTCACGGGACACGCACAAAAACGGTTAGAATTATATAAAAGTCATTGGCAAATTGTGGAAGATGTGCAAAAGAAACGGCTTGCTATGCTTTTCGCTGAATCGGGAAGAGATGCGAGCTTTGGATATACCTGTATTCCGTGCGTTGTAGCAAGGGATTACTTGGGGAAATTTAGATTGCTCCCTCTGGGGGACAAAGGCTATATTTTAGAGCCGATCGAGTAAAAAACGCTTACAGATAGCGGATTCCCAACCGCTAAAACCCCTTTATGGAACAGGGCTGAAAGGCTCTGTTCCTCGTTATGAAAAAGCGTGATTTTTGTATCAAAATTAAATAAATTAATTATCGAATTATCGCCCAAAATCGCTGGATATATATTCGTTTTAGAGGTAATATACACATACAAAAAACGAAGGAGCGAACAGCTATGAAAAGAAAAATCAAAGTAACAATGGTAAGCAAAGCGGCAAGCGTTATGGATTACAACGCACGAGTTGCAAGGGGCGAAGGTACGCAGGTTGAGGTGGTTATCGAAAAGACCATTCGCCTTTCCTTCACGAACTACACGATTTTCGGGGCGAGATTGCTTGACGAACAGAACTTCATCAGAAACAACCAAGACCTTATGAAAGTGGACGAAGACGGCGTTTGGCACGTAATCAGGGTTACTTGCAAGGACTCGAACCTTTCGATTTTGGTAAATGCGGAAGGCTACGATTACGCAAGATACTCGGCAACGATTAGAAAGTAAGGGGGTAGGCTATGAACAGAGAAGAATTGATTACCTTTATGCTTGGGACAGGCGAATATTCCACGGTCAAGGAAGCGGACAGAGCCATTATGAATAAAATGGCGGAGTTGAAAAGGTCGGGGATGAGCCAAAAGAACGCTTGGGAAAGTATGGTTGAATTTATGGAGCTGACCCTTACGCCAAAGACGGATTTGTTTGAAACGAGAGAGCAAGCAATGCAAGGCTGCCTTGCGGAGAGCGATGTTTGCGCTCGGTTTTCCGAAAAGGCAATAGAACTTTTCCGCCAAGGGAAAATCAAGGAAGGGTTTGAGTGGTACGAGCTTGCGAAAACGGCAAGCGTATGTGCAATGCAAGCGCACGAAGCCTTGTGGAAAATGGCAAAAGGTGAGTTGACCGAAGACGAGCAGAGAGCCTTTGAAACGGTAGAAAATGCGGTCGGGAAACTTTTCACGGCAAGGTTCGTTTTGAAAGAAGAATCGAAAAAGGTAGGGTTTTGAGTATGTGGCTTAACGGAAATCTTACGGTGGACGGAATCGAATACGAGTATTGGATTAAGGTATACGAAGAACCTTCTTCATTTGGGATTAACGACGGTCGCATTTCAAAACTTTCCCTTTATCGCGGTAAGGTGGAAGTAGCGAGTTATGACCGTGGTTGGGACAGACGAGCGAAAGACCCCACGGACAAAAAAGCACTCAAACAGATTTTGAATGACAAAAATTGACAAAGGAGAGAAAAACAATGGCAAAAATTTATGGGTTTACTTTGAAAGGGATAGTTAGTTATCCCGACACGGACGGTATAACCGTTCACGCAAACATTTATTACGGCGCAAAGCGTGTAGGCACGTACACGGATCGAGGTGACGGTTCATATTTCCCCATTATCGATTTTGATGGGGATTTCCAAAAGCGGAAGGAAATGGAAGAACTGCTTGCGGAAAAGGCAAAGCAATTTTACGAGAGATTCCCTGAAAAACGGGAACTTAAAGAACTTTATTCAGAAGACCAGGAGCTTTTGAATTATCTCGTCGACCTTGTGGAAGATGAAAAGGCATATAAAAAGGGAGCGAAAGACGGCTACGGATTTATGTTTTCCTTTGTGAACGAGCAAGGTTATCTGTGCTACATCGGCTACCGCACCGAAGAAGAAATGAATAAAGGGTTGGAAAGGCATAAGAACGACCAAATCGTAAAGGTCTACAAAAGCATTTCTGAATTTACGATAGAATAAAGGCAAGAAAACAGAATAAGCCAAAGGCAGGTATCAAACGATGCTTGCCTTTTTTGTTACAAAAAAAGGGGGGTGGTGTCTTGCGAAAGTTGAAAAAATATATGCCGACGAAGTTTAAGGCAAAGGACTCCATCTACGATAAAGGGGCGGCGGATTACGCCGTCAATTTTATTGAATGCCTATGCCATACAAAAGGCACATGGGCAGGGAAGAAGTTTGAACTGATTGATTGGCAAGAGCAGATTATAAGGGATGTGTTTGGTACGCTTAAGCCGAATGGATACCGTCAGTTCAATACGGCGTATATTGAAATTCCTAAAAAACAAGGGAAGTCCGAACTTGCCGCCGCCGTTGCACTTTTGCTTACGTGCGGTGATGGCGAAGAGAGGGCGGAAGTTTACGGCTGTGCGGCGGATCGACAGCAAGCATCCATTGTTTTTGAAGTGGCGGCGGATATGGTTCGTATGTGTCCAGCGTTGAACAAGCGAGTAAAAATTCTTACGGCAACCAAGCGTATTATTTATCTTCCAACGAACAGCTTTTATCAAGTTCTTTCTGCGGAAGCGTATAGCAAGCACGGTTTTAACATTCACGGTGTTGTTTTCGACGAGTTGCACACGCAACCAAATCGAAAGCTGTTTGATGTAATGACCAAGGGGTCGGGTGATGCCCGTATGCAACCGTTATACTTTCTGATTACTACGGCGGGAACGGACACGCATTCGATTTGCTATGAAACCCACCAAAAGGCAAAGGATATCTTGGAAGGGCGTAAGATAGACCCGACCTTTTATCCTGTGATTTATGGTGCGGAGCAAGACGACGATTGGACTGACCCAAAGGTATGGAAAAAAGCAAATCCGTCTCTTGGGATAACGGTAGGGCTTGATAAGGTAAAAGCGGCGTGTGAATCGGCAAAGCAAAACCCTGCGGAAGAGAACTCTTTCCGTCAACTGCGCCTTAATCAATGGGTTAAGCAAGCGGTGCGTTGGATGCCGATGGAAAAGTGGGATAAATGTGAAGTGGTTTTTCACGAGGAAGATTTGGAGGGGCGCGTTTGTTACGGTGGTCTTGACTTGTCTTCCACAACCGACATTACGGCGTTTGTTTTGGTTTTCCCTCCTACGGCGGATGATGAAAAATATTATATTTTGCCGTATTTTTGGATTCCCGAAGAAAATATCCCTTTGCGTGTTAATCGTGACCATGTCCCGTATGACTTATGGCAAAGGCAGGGAATTTTGGAAACGACCGAGGGCAACGTTGTCCATTACGCCTATATTGAAAAGTTCATCGAAAAATTAGGAGAAAGGTTTAATATTCGTGAAATCGCCTTTGACCGATGGGGTGCTGTGCAAATGGTACAGAACCTTGAAGGAATGGGATTCACGGTTGTTCCGTTTGGGCAGGGATTTAAGGATATGAGTCCGCCGACCAAAGAGTTGATGAAACTCGTACTTGAAGGAAAGCTCGCTCACAGCGGGCATCCTGTTCTTCGGTGGATGATGGACAATGTCTGTGCGAGAACTGACCCAGCAGGGAACGTGAAGATGGACAAAGAAAAGTCCACGGAAAAAATCGACGGCGCAGTTGCAACCGTTATGGCGTTGGATAGAGCAATACGCTGTGGAAACGATAATTCGGAATCGGTCTACGACAATCGTGGACTGATTTTTATTTAAGGAGGTAAAAATGGGGTGGTTTACAAGCCTATTTCGGTCAAGGGATAAACCCAAGGTTGAAAATCGAACGGCGGGTAGCAGTTATACCTTTATGCTTGGCGGTTCAACAAGTGGCAAACCTGTAACCGAGCGTTCGGCAATGCAAATGACGGCGGTGTATTCGTGCGTTAGAATTTTGGCGGAAGCGGTGGCAGGTTTGCCGTTGCACTTATATCGATATAAAGACGGCGGCGGTAAAGAAAAAGCAACCGACCATTCGTTATATCACCTTTTGCACGACGAGCCGAACCCAGAAATGAGTTCCTTTGTTTTTAGGGAAACGTTGATGACACACCTTTTGCTTTGGGGGAATGCGTATGCGCAAATCATCCGCAACGGCAAGGGCGAGGTTGTGGCGTTGTACCCTTTGATGGCAAACAAAATGACCGTTGACAGGGATGAAAACGGGAAGATTATTTACAAGTATCAGCACACGAGCGAAGAAGCAAGCACGATGAAAAATACCATTGTAACGCTTGCCCCGAAGGATGTTCTTCACGTACCTGGTCTTGGGTTCGATGGTTTGGTGGGGTATTCGCCGATTGCAATGGCAAAGAATGCAATTGGTATGGCGATTGCCTGCGAAGAATACGGCGCAAAGTTCTTTGCGAACGGTGCTGCGCCGAGTGGAGTTTTGGAACATCCAGGCGTAATCAAAGACCCCAGTCGAGTGCGTGATGCTTGGCAGAGCCAGTTTGGTGGTTCGGCAAACGCAAATAAAGTGGCGGTTTTGGAAGAAGGGATGAAATATACGCCTATTTCCATTTCGCCAGAACAAGCACAATTTCTTGAAACAAGAAAGTTTCAAATCAATGAAATTGCTCGAATTTTCCGAGTGCCTCCACATATGGTTGGCGATTTGGAAAAATCGAGCTTTTCTAATATTGAACAGCAGAGCTTGGAGTTCGTAAAGTATACGCTTGAACCGTGGCTTGTGCGGTGGGAACAATCGCTTGCAAGGGCGTTATTTTCCATCGACGAAAAAACGGAGTTGTTCGTTAAATTCAACGTGGAAGGGTTGCTTCGTGGCGATTATAAAAGCCGAATGGAAGGTTATGCAACGGCTCGTCAAAACGGTTGGATGAGCGCAAACGATATACGAGAACTCGAAAATATGGAACGAATTCCCGAAGAAAAAGGCGGGGATTTGTATTTGGTAAACGGCAATATGCTACCGCTTGGTATGGCGGGGGCTTATGCAAATTCAAAAAAAGAGGAGGACAATAGTGAAGAAGTTTTGGAAGTGGAAGAACCAGTCTCCAACCGCAGACGAAAGCGGACACGAGAAACCGACTGAACGTGTACTTGAACTTTACGGTACGATTGCAGAGGAAAGTTGGTTTGACGACGAAGTAACCCCGCGAATGTTCAAAGATGAGTTATTCGCAGGGAACGGCCCCATCACGATTTGGATTAACTCGCCTGGCGGGGATTGTGTTGCGGCGAGTCAAATCTATTCGATGTTGATGGACTATAAAGACAATGTCACGGTCAAGATTGACGGTATCGCTGCATCCGCCGCATCGGTAATTGCGATGGCTGGTACGAAGGTTCTAATGGCACCCACGGCAATGATGATGATTCACAATCCACTCACGGCGGTTTTCGGCAATTACGAAGATATGCAGAAAGCCATTGAGATGTTGGACGAAGTCAAGGAATCCATTATCAACGCCTACGAAATCAAGACGGGGCAATCGAGAGCGAAACTTTCCCACCTTATGGATGCGGAAACGTGGATGAACGCCAATAAAGCACTTGAACTTGGTTTCTGTGATGGTCTCTTGGAAGACGAGAAAAAGGGCGGATTGAACGTTGGTTTCGCCTTCTCTCGGAAAGAGGTCAATAACGCATTTATCAACAAGGTCGTAGCGAAAATACCCAAAGCGCCTGAACCTCAAATTGAGGAAACAGGGCGTTCCGTTGACGATCTTAAAAAGGCAATCAAACAAATTAAAGAGGTCATTTAAGGAGGAAAAAATTATGACTTTAAACGCAATGATTGAAAAACGCAAGAAACTTTTGAACACGATGGATGGATTCCTTGATACCCATAAGGGCGTTAATGGTGTCCTTTCCAAAGAAGACGACGCGGTATACGCAGAAATGGAACAGGAATTCAAAGACCTGACGACCGAAATTCAGCGTATGCAACGCCGTGAAGAAATGGAGCGTGAGATGAATAAACCCATCAATACGCCCATTACAGAAAAGCCTATGAACGTACCTTCCACGGAAGCGGAAGAAAAAAAGGGCAGAGCATCCAAAGCCTACAACAAGGCGTTCTGGAAGAAGACGAGAGAAAGAACGGGTTTTGATACCCTTTCCGTTGAAATGAAGAACGCATTGCAAGAAGGCACGGATTCCGAAGGTGGCTACCTTGTACCCGACGAGTTTGAAAATACGCTCGTTCAATCCCTTGAAGAAGAGAATATCGTCAGAAAGTTGGCGCATACGTTCACGACTTCCGCAGGTGATAGAAAAATTCCTATCGTTACGACGAAGGGTACGGCAGCGTGGACGGGTGAGGAACAAGCCTACCACGAAAGCGATGACACGTTCGGTCAACAGAGTATCGGTGCGCATAAGGTAACGACCCTTATTAAAGTATCCGAAGAACTTCTTAACGACTCGGCGTTTGACCTTGAAGGTTATTTCTCGACCGAGTTTGCCCGTCGTATCGGCAACAAGGAAGAAGAGGCGTTCCTTTTGGGTGATGGCGATAATAAGCCCTTGGGTATTCTCTCTGAAACGGGCGGTGCGGAAATCGGCGTAACGACCGCATCTGCAACGGCGATTACGGCAGACGAACTCATCGACTTGTTCTACAGCCTTAATTCTGCATACAGAAAGAACGCAGTATGGCTTTTGAACGACAGCACGATGAAGGTTATCCGTAAGTTGAAGGACAGCAGCGGTCAGTATTTGTGGCAACCCGCACTTCACGAAGGCGGTCACGAGACCTTGCTTGGCAAGCGTATCTACACCTCGCCTTACTTCCCTGAAGTGGCATCGGGCAACAAAACGGTCGCATTCGGCGATTTCTCGTTCTATTGGATTGGTGACCGCCAAGGCATCAATTTCCGCAGATTGAACGAACTTTACGCTACCACGGGGCAGGTTGGGTTCATTGCCTCCAAACGTTTGGACGGTAAACTCATTCTTCCCGAAGCGGTCAAGGTTCTTCAACAGAAAGGTGGCACGACTACCGCCTAACACAAGGAGGATAAGCTATGCTCGAACTTAAGGAAACGAAAGAGTTCTTGCGAATAGATGGGGATGAGGAAGATAACCTCATCTCCACGCTTATTCTCACAGCCCAAACGTTGACCGAGGACGTAATACGCCAAAAATTATCGGAATTCGAGGAAGTACCTGAACCTATCCACCAAGCAATGTTGATTTTGGTTGGAACGCTCTACGAAGAAAGGCAAATCTCGAAAGAAAAGTCGGGTGTTGATATCAAAGAAACACTCGATTTAGTTCGTCGGATGTTGTTTGCGTATAGGAGGACAATGTTTTGAAAATCGGTAGACTAAATCGGCGGATAGATGTTTTGGAATATAAAACCAAGCGCGACGAGTATGGCGGCGAGGAAGGCAAGTGGGAAATAACGGACACACTCTGGGCGAGTATCGAACCCGTAAGTGGAACAGAATTTTTCCAAGCCCAAACCGTCAATGCGGAAACCGTTGTAAAGATTACCGTGCGGTATAATCCCAAGATTACCGTGTTGAACAGAATCCAATATCAAGGCACCGTGTACGAGATTATTGGCGTAATTGATAGTCATACGGCGCACAGGGCTACGGTATTAAATTGCAAGGAGAGAGTGAACGATGGGTTATGCAGCAAAGCAGAAGAAGGTTAAGGTTGGTATTGAAGGTGCGGATAAAATCGTGAAGGAATTAAAAGCGATGGAAGAGAACGCATCCGACGTGCTTATGCAGGGGGCAAAGGCAGGTGGGAAGATAGCACTTGCTGATGCTCGGCAGAATTGCCCTGTGGATACAGGCGCATTAAAAGCAAGCCTTGATTTGACGGAAATGAAAGCAACGGCAACGAAGGCAACTGTAAAAGTTGACTACGATAAATCGCTCCAATATGGAACGCATGTCGAACTTGGTGCAAGGGGCAGACCAGGCAATCCTTTTTTGCGTAATGCGGTGGATAAAAATATCGACCAAATTAACAGAGAAATTGTCAACGTGATTTCCAAGGCGGTGGGGAGGTAAGAATGAAGGATATTTGTCAAGCGCTCTACGAGTATTTGAGTGGAATAACGGAAATCCAAGACCGAGTGCAAGGACGAGTTTATCCCATTCTTCTTCCGCAAGATAAACCCCTTCCAGCAATTGTTTATTCGCCTGTTATAGCGAATTACGATTCCGCTTTGCAAGGGGATACGGGTTTCGTCAAGCAAACGATTCAGTTTGTTTGCCATGACACGACCTATAAACGAACGAGGGAATTATCCCGAATGCTGAAACGAGCATTCCAGGATTTCCACGGAGATATGTGCGGGTTGTTTATTCAAGCCGTATTTATCAAAAGTGATTACGAGTACAACGCAAATACGTCTCTTAAATTTGATATGGGAGAGTATATGTCAAGTCTCGAATTTGAATTCTTTTTCAATGAAAAATAATAGGAGGAACAATTATGGCTATTGCAGGTAAGAACGGTAAAGTCGTGATCGGCGGAAGTTCTGAAAAGGTAGTTGGTATTAAGAACTGGTCGTTGGAGCTTTCGTTGGAAACGCTTGAAACTACCGCCCTTGGTGATGATTGGAAAAATTATATCACGGGCTTGAAAGAATGGACGGCAAGTTCCGAAGGCGATTATAACGTACCGTCGGATACGGCTGGTCAAGAAGCGTTACAGACGGCATTCCTGAACGGCGAAACCGTAACGGTCAAACTGTACGTGGACGGAAAGAACTATTACCAAGGCGAGGCTTATATTTCGAGCCTTTCCATTGAAGACCCTGTGGACGACGTCGTAACAATTAGCATTGAGTTCACGGGTTCGGGCGCACTTTCCTTTGAAAAGGGCGTATAAACAAAAAGGAGTAAATTATGAAGAAAGGTGTAACGATTCAACTTGATAAACCCAGAACCCTTCGCTACGGCATCAATGCTCTTGCGAAAATCGAAGATATCATCGGCAGACCTATTATGGGTCTTGACCTTGAAAAGCTCGGCATCAAAGAACTGCTTGCGATTGTTTACGCAGGTCTTTATCACGAAGATAAAAACCTCACGGTTTCCAAGGTCGGCGATTTGATTGATGATTATTCCGACTTAAACGAAATTGCTGAAAAACTCGGCGAAGCGTTGACGGAGGCATTCGGTAAACCCAAGACGGAAACGGCGGAGGATACCACGGGGGAATAAACGCCGCCACTTTTGACTTATCTAACTTCTGTGATAGGGCTGTCGTGCAACTTGGTATTGACCCGTTGATAATTGGCGAATATACGCCTTACGAGTTAGTGCTTTTAGCCAAGCAAAAGAGGGAACGTGAGCAACAGCAGTTTGAAAACGACCTTGTTTTGGCTTGGCATATCGAGGCTTTCGGTAGGCAAAAACGTCTGCCGAAACTTGAAAAAATATTAAAAGATGCACGGCGAAAGCCCAAGAAAACAGACAGTCGGAGTGATGCCATTTTGAAAGCAATGGCGGCGGAAAAAGGAGTAATTATCGAATAGGAGGGGAATAGATGGCAGTAATAAGAAACCTTGTTGTGAAGATTGCAGCCGACATCTCTTCGCTATCGAAAGGACTACAAAACGCGCAAAAGCAAATCCAGAAAGTTTCGGCGGGTTTTACAAAGGCAGGTACGAAGTTAACGGCAGGAATAACTGCGCCTTTATTGGCGTTAGGGGGAACTGCTATTAAAATTTCAAAGGATTTCGAGCAATCAATGGCAAACGCCGCATCTGTTTCGGGTGCGACGGGCGAAGAACTCCAAGAAATGACAGACCTTGCTCGTCGAATGGGTGCAAAAACGGTCTTCTCGGCATCCGAGGCGGCAGACGCACTTTATTATATGGCATCGGCGGGTTATAAAGTCGACCAGATGTCAAGCTCTATCGAGGCAACGCTGAACCTTGCATCTGCAACCCAAAGTGACCTTGCATTTACAACCGATACCGTTATTTCGGCTCTCAACCAGTTCGGGTTGGAGGCGAGTTCAGCAGAGCGTGTAACGAACGTTTATGCCGCCGCTATCGGTGCATCAATGGCGAGTATGGATAAACTATCCACATCAATGGGGTATATTGGCCCCGTGGCGCATAGCCTTGGATGGGAAATTGAAGAAGTCACGGGTGCGCTTTCGGTTTTGTATAATGCAGGTTATGACGGCTCAACGGCAGGTACTTCGTTAAGACAGGCGCTTGTGGCATTGATGAACCCGACTTCATCGGCAATTAAGGTTTTTGATGAGTTGGGTATCAATTTGGAACAACTTGACCCGACATCAAACGACCTTGCCTCAATTTTGGATACGCTTTCTGCGGCTGGAATGACAACTGCCCAAGCAATGGAAGTTTTCGGCGCAAGGGCAGGTCCTGGTATGTTGGCATTGATGAGCGCCGGTGGTGATGCCGTTCGTGATATGACGGCGGCGGTCACGGGGACAAACAAAGCCAACGAAATGGCTGCACAACAATTGGATACCTTGGAAGGGCAATGGGCGGAATTAACCTCCCAATTGGAAGAAATCGCCATTATGTTCGGTGACGTTTTAATTCCAATTATAAGGCAATTAATAACGAAATACATCACGCCACTCACAACTAAATTAATGGGAATGAGTATGGGGACAAGAAAAAACGTCGTTGTTATTGCTTTGTTGGCGGCGGCGATTGGCCCCTTGTTGCTTGTGATGGGGAAACTTATATCAAGCGTAGGGATGATTGCGAAGGTTGCTTCTGTTCTCTTCTCGAAGGTTGGCTTAATTATTATGATTATTGCCGCCGTTATCGGGGTGTTGATTTATCTTTGGAAAACGAATGAGGATTTCCGAAACTTCGTCAAAAAGGTATGGGATCAGATAAAGAAATTTATTCTTTCTGCGGTTGAAAAAGTCAAGTCGTGGTGGGATAAAAACGGCGAGAAAATAATCAATGAAGCAAAGAAAGCCTTGCAAGCGTTGTGGAATACGGTCAAGTATATTTTCTCGCTTATTTGGAAAATCGTCGTTGAAGTTTTCGGTATCGTCAAGGATATAGTTTTAGACGTTTTGTCTTTAATTGCACAGTTCTGGCAACAGTATGGTGCGAAGATATGGGCAACGGTAAAAAATCTGTTCACGCAGATTTGGAGTATCGTCAAAACCTGCCTTGATATTATCGTGGATGCGGTATTGAAATTTTTAACGTATGTACGACCGATATGGGAAAATATCAAGTCCTTATTTGCCTCGCTTTGGGATACAATCGTTCAACTTTACGAAACGTTAAAGCCGATTTTTGAACTTATCGGTGGGGTGGTCTTGTCGCTTTTAGGCGTTGTCGTTGGCGTGGTTGACGGCATTATTTCTGCACTTGGCCCCTTAATCCAAGCGGTGATAGACGTTGGTAAGGCGGTGTTTGACATTGTCAAGATGGTTTGTGCCTTACTTCGTGGTGACTGGGCAGAGGCTTGGGAATATATGAAGAGCTTTGCCCTTAATATCTGGTCAGCAATAAAGAATATTTTCCTTGGAATTTGGGAGTTCATACAAGGATTCTGCGACGGAATTGGAAAATTCTTCGGGAATCTTGGCGATACAATTGTCAATATTTTTAAGGCTGCCTGGGAAGGCATATCCTCGTTCTTCGTAAATCTCTGGGACGGTATCTGTTCCGTTTGCGGTTGGATTTGGGATAAAATTACGGGGTTGTTTTCAAGTATTGGCGATTTCTTTGCGGATATTATTGCCGATGCGTTCAATTGGGGTAAGAACCTAATTCAAAACATAGGTGACGGTATCGAGGCTGCTTGGGATTGGGTTGTTGACGGTGTAAAGGACATAGGTGGAGCTATCAAGGACTTCCTTGGGTTCGGTTCACCGACAAAGAAAGGACCAGGACATACCGCCGACGAATGGATTCCAAACCTAATGGAAATGATGGCGATGGATATGTATGCAAATATCCCGCTTATCCAAAGAGCAGCAATTCAAGTGGCATCTGCCTTGAACCCGACTTCGCCAAATAAGGCGGTGGTTGGAACAGGCAGCAGTCCTTATGGAGACCTTTTGAACGGTTTATTGCAAGGTATGGTTGCAACCAATAATCCAGGAGGCGAAGAGAAAAACGAAATCGTTATGGAACTTGATGGTCAGACGTTTGCGCGTTTGATTGTTCCAAAATTAACGAGAGAATATAAACGAAATGGTGTCTTTTTGAAGGAGGTATAGGGTGGAATTTTTAAGATTAAACGGTAAAGCCATCAAAGCGCCGAAAGAAATCACAATCTCGCCTGAAAACCTTGATAAGGCGGAAAGAACAATGGACGGAACGATGGTGGTTGACATCATCGGTACGAAAAGGAAGATTGATGCCTCTTGGGAATACCTCTCGAAAGAAGATATGGCGATTTTGGCAAATGCAACACGGAAAGAAACTTTTACGCAGGTAACCTTCCACGACAAAACTACGGCAGAACTTATTACGATAACCGCAAGAGCAGAGGGGCTTACGTATAGCCCTTTCTACGACTGGGCGAAGGATAAACTTCTGTGGAAAGGTGTGGCGGTTACCTTTAAGGAAAAGTAAGGAGGGGCGTATGGAATATTCAGACAATCCTCGCAAAATTTACGGAAAAGTCGAAATCGTCTATTCGGATGCGGATATCAGTAAAGACCTTGAAACGACCGAAAGCGGAAATTCTGAAATCAGCCATCCGCAGGAAATTTATCGTGGGTATGCAACGCCCACAGTACGTGCTTGCACGATGGACGGGAACTGTACTATGGACGGGTCTTGGTTTATGATAGACGATTCGTGCAAATGTGGGTGGTGGAGTGGCTCACTTTCCGATGGGAATGGTGTGTTTGCAACGCCACCTTTTATTGAGCTTGCGTTCGTTCAACGACCTATTATTTCTTGGAAAATTAAAGGAGATAGCAAGCTCGAACAGTACCCTGTTGATTTTAGAATTGATTATAAAAGGAACGGAACAATAGTACGGAGCGAAAACATAGTCGGGAATGACTTGTTGGAAGTTTTGTTGACTCCAAAAATTGAGGACATTACGTCTGTTCGGATGACTATAACGAAGTGGAGCAAGGGCAATGCGTGTGCAAAAATAATGCAGTTTTATGAAACCTTGTTTGAAACGTATGAAGGCGATGCGATGCAGATGTTTGAGGTCAACGAGGAACTCGGTGCAGCAGACGGCAATTACAATATTAACTCTGATACGATGACCGTCTCGATTTATAACGAAGAGCGAAAATTCGACAAGGGATACTTGCGTTCCTTAACGGTGCTTGACCGAAAGGTGATGCCGTATTTGGGAATAGAAAAGGATGGGAAAATCGAGTATACGGCACTTGGCACATTTTATTCCGACGAATGGCAAGTCAGCCAAGATAGTCAATGGGTCAAATGCAACGCCGTCGATAAGTTGATGCGATTGCAGACAAAGACCTATGTGGGTTTTCCTTTGACAAATAACGCTACCATGTACGAGATTACGGAGGATATTTTGCAGAAGGGTGGGTTAACACCAAGCCAATACATTATATCCGAAGAATTAAAGAATATGGTAGTCCCGATGGCGTTTATTCCAAAAATTTCTGTTTGGGATGCTTTACAGGAAATCGCAAACGCGGGACTTTGTAAAATTTATATGGATAGGCAAGATAGAACGATTGTCAGGGCGGAGAGTGAAGTACCGATTGAGGAAACGGTTCGTATTTCTCCGAGCAATATGTTCACTTACACGAGCAATATCACGCTGACGGAATTCGCAAACAGCGTAAATGTGGAATACTGCGAAATTACATTGTCGGATGATTTAGTGGATACGGCAGAAATCGAAGTTGTTTTGAATCCATATGAAAGCAAAGTTGTTGAATGCGATTATACTTCCGATATTGCGTATGCCTCTGCGGTTTCTGATAATTCAAAGGTGCGAATCAGTAATTTTACAAGTGGCGTTAATGCAGGGACTATGACGGTAAGCAACACATCGGGCGAGTACGCAACGGCAATTATTACAATATCCGGCAACGCAATAGAGGTAAACTCCAAGAAGATAAATAAGCAAGATGCCGAAAGTGTGGACAATTTCGGTGTAATAGAATATACGCACCCCGCAAGCGAGTTGGTTCAAAGTAGCGAACACGCTGTCCATATCGCAAATATTTTACTTGGAAAAATGAAAGCAAATCAAGGAAACATCACTACGACGTGGCGTGGTAATCCTGCGTTGCAATTGGGTGATAGTTATGAGTGCGAGGATCGTTTCGGCGATACAAATAAATTGATTTGCGAGTATAACAAATTTAGCTTTGACGGGGGATTGAAACAAGAAACCCGTGGAAGGAAGGTATAGGAGGTAGAGAATGGCAACTTGGAAAACTCCAAACACGAGTCATACGGTTGAAGACCAGGTTACGCCAGATATTTTTAACACGCTGGCGGAAAATGAAATTTATTTGAAAGACACTAAAATCGTCAGTTCGCAGGTTCAAGATGGTGCGGTTACGAGTACGGAGAGTACGACCCGTGCAAACATCTCAAGCGGTGATACTGTTAAGGTTGCGTTTGGAAAACTGCGGAAATGGTTCTCTGATTTTGGTGTTCTTTGCTTTTTAGATAAGGTTGACACCGACCAAATCGAGGCAACTTCGGTAACAATGGGTAAAATTGCAAGCAATGCTGTCTCTACGGGTAAATTAGACGGACTTGCAGTTACGACGGCGAAAATTGCAAATGCCGCCGTAACGGATGTAAAACTTGCGGTAAACTCCGTCATAACAGAAAAAATACTCGATTTGGCAGTAACAACATCGAAACTTGCCGACCTTGCAGTAACGAGTGCAAAGCTCGCAACAAGTGCGGTTACAACGGCTAAAATTGCCGATTTAAACGTGACAACGGCAAAGTTGGCGAATGGTTCGGTGACCACGGCGAAACTCGCTGATGGGGCTGTTACCGATGTAAAAGTGAGCGATGTTGCAGCAAGTAAAATAACGGGGCTTGCCGCAGTTGCTACGAGTGGGAAGTATAGCGATTTAACAGGTACTCCTTCCTTTAGCTCGTTCACTTTAACAAGAGGAACTTATACCGTAGATAAGCAATACAACATTCCTGCGACGGGTTTGTATTTGCCTTTTATCAAATTCACAAACAATGCAGGTTATGTAAGTGTTTCTTGTATGGGTACGTTTTCAAATAAAACAGGGCAAGTCAATCCAAGTTATAGCTCGATTTCGTCAATATACTATAGCGGACAAAAGCAGATTCAGTTGAGATGTGTTTACGTAAGCTCGACGGCGCTACGATATGAAGTATACATTTCAAGTAATGCTACCACAGCTCCAAGCACGCTTTGGACGGATTATTCCGATAGCGGGACTTTAGAGTTGATTATGTATAAAATCGACAACTTCTCGGCGATTTGGTAAGTTATAAGGGGTGGAAGAATGCTGACGGTAGTAAAAGGCGATATTTTTGAATTCTGCGTTGCGATGTGCAATGTCGACCCCTATGCGGTAAAGAAAGTTGAGTTTTCCAGCCGTGATTTGGGCGTAATCCACGAAGCGTTTTATGACGATGGTGTGTACCGTGTACGCATTCATGGTGAGGTTACAAAGAATTTCCCCGTTGGATTTGCAAAATACGATGTTACGGTCACGTTAATCGATGATGAGCGTTTGACCGTGAAAGTGAACGAGAGAGTTCAAGTCTTGGAAAAACGAAACGAGGTGTGAAATGAATAAAGAACACGGAATTATGATTTGTCCAGGCGTAACGGTCTCGGACAATTATATTCGGCTTACGAACAAGCCAAAAATAAACGGGATTGAGTTATGTGGAAATAAAACTTCTACGCAACTCAATCTTTTATCTAACCAAATCGGCGAATATAGCGAGATAGACCTTGCGACAGCAGGCAACGACTCCTATATGCTCGTATTCCCTCAAGCGGGTCAGCCGAGTAAAGTACGGGTGGGGGATATCAAGTCGGGAATGTTTTCCACAACGGAAGCGGTAACCGAAGAAACAGTAGAAACGATGGAAGTCGGTGAATTTATATTCAAAAAATTGGAGGATTAAAAAATGGCACAAACGACTAACAAATTTCAAATTATTCAGAAGGTAAGCGAAACAGACACGATGGTTCTTCATCCAGAAACGGATGCGAGTATCGTAAAATATGACGGTACAACGTCGGGGTTGAGTGCAACCGATGCAAAAGCGGCAATTGACGAGCTTGCAAGTCAAATTGATGATATCACGGGTGGCGGTGTTGTTACTGGTATCAAGGGTAATACGGAAAGCACTTATCGAAAAGGTCAAGTAAATCTTACCGCTGCAAATATCGGAGCAGAAACGGCGGGGACTGTAGCAACACACAATAGCAATACTTCTGCGCATACGGATATCCGCAATTTAATTACGGCGGCACAGAATAAGGCAAATCAAGCCTACACGCTGGCAGAAGGTAGGGCAAGAGCTGTGGCGTTTGATACGCTTGATTCGGTAAAAACGAACTTGAAATCGGCATCGAATTCGGCTTATAAGGTTGGCGATCACATTCTTATCAAGGCAACAAATACGCCTGATTATTGGATTTCCGCAATCCTTACGAGCAACACGGGCGATTATGGTTATTACGAGTTGACCGCATTGGAAACCCCGAAGGTTGACCTTTCTGGGTATCAGACCAAAACGGACAGCTCTTTAACGACCACGGCAAAAACTGTCGTTGGGGCGATTGGCGAAGTCAAAACGACAGCGGATTCCGCATTGAGTAAGGCAACGACCAATGCCACGAATATTACTAATATTATCAACGGCACGACGGTTGTGTCGAAGGCTACGTCAGCGACTTCGGCAACGAGTGCAACTACTGCAACGAGTGCGGGGAAGTGGACAACTGCAAGAACAATTGGTGTAACGGTCGGTTCTGGTACGAAGAGTGATGGTAGCACGGCAATTACAGCAACGGGGTCTCAATCGGTTGACGGTTCGGCAAATAAGACCATTTCCGTCACGCTCGGCGATAGCGGTGTTGCTGCAGGTGTGTATAGTGCGATTCAGGTCAACTCGAAGGGTATCGCTACGGCGGGTGGACAAATCATAGAAATTGGTTCTGCAAGCCAAACTTCGCCGAGTGCTGACCTTGCAACAGGCGGAATTTTCTTCAAAATGATTTCTTAATAGGAGGTAGTTATGCCATACAGACCGACAATTAAAAATAGTGACGGCACGTTAACGGATTTGCCTTTAGAAGCTGAAACGGCTGTAAAGTTGAAAACGGCAAGAAGTATTTCGTTGTCTGGCGTAACGGCAACCGCACAGTCTTTCAATGGTGGTTCAAATATAACTATTCCTATTACGGCAGTACCAGGTACGCTTTTAACGGGTTCAACGACAATCAGCACTTCGGGTAATGCAGGAACGGCTACGAAACTTGCTACCGCGCGGACAATTGGGTTAAGTGGAGTAACTGCCACCGCCCAGTCGTTCAACGGCTCGGCAAATATTACAATCCCGATAACAGCTGTTCCCGCAAGTCTTTTGACAGGAACGGCATCGATAAGCACAACGGGCAATGCGGCAACGGCTACGAAAGCGACAAACGCAGATGCGATTTTTAAGAATTCGAGTGGAAGTTACTTGACTGCAACCATTGATTCAAGCGGTTATGCCCAGTTGAGCGATGGCTCTACGGTAAGACGAAAAAAGCCTTTGTATGTGTCAACCATAGGCACGTATTATGATGATTATCAGATTTTATCGGGGGATACCTTTCCAACTGGCGGTAAACTCTATGAAATCATCTATGAAGATAACGGGATAAGTCAATATTTTAGGTATAGATTTCCTACGACAACAAGTGGGACTCTTACTATTTATTTCTCGTTGCTTTTCAATGTTCATAAGAGTACCTATGATTTTAGGATACAAGAGGCAGGCAGTAGCACGACCTATAAGTCTATGAAGTGGGTTATTGACTTTACAAATAAAACAGTAAAGCAAACGAAATATTCGGGTGGTTCGTGTGCGGCAACAACGGTGTACTTTAAGGGAATATATGAATTGATTGAACAAGGAGGAGCGTAAGAATGAAGATAGTACCTATCAGTAAACACGAATATCGGGTTTTTCCGATAAGGGAAGACGAACCGTATCTTGAAATTACGGAAAAAGAATATCAAGGATTGGAAATGCAAACGCATTGTTTCAACGATGACTTGTCTGCTGTGATTGAATACGTGAAATCGACAGAAGAATTGGAGCTTGAAAGGGTGCAGGAGCGTAATTTTCAAATTCGCATAAGAATTAGCGAATTAAAGAGTCAGTTGGCGCAGACCGACTACAAGACCTTGAAGTTGTTTGAAGGATTGATTACGGAAGAAGAGTATCTGGAAACTCGTGTACTTCGTGAAAGCCTTCGAGCGCAAATTAATGACCTTGAAAGCCAAATCGTGGAGGTGTAAAGTGGTTGCAATCATTATCAGTATTACGGGAAGCATTGTCAGCGGGATGGTGCTTTTTTTCTTGCAGAGATTTTTCAAGAAAAAGGCAAAGACGGATGAGGAAAGGGATGAGGCGAAGAGAAAAGAGAATATTCTCATCCTTAAAAGTATCGATGCGGTGGGGAAACTCACCTATGCTGATGCCATTGCAATTCGTGATGGCAAGACGAACGGGGAAATGAAGACCGCAATTGAGGCATATAAAAAAGCCGACGAAGAACTTTATAATTTCCTACTCGAACAGAATGCAATGAAATAAGGAGGACAATATGAAGAAAATTAATGGTGTTTTATTTTGGATTTTATCCTTAACCTGGGGACTTCCTATGACCCTCGTAGGCGCTTTGGTGGCGCTTGCATTGCTCATAACGGGGCATAAACTGAAACGTTTCCAGCACTTCATTTATTTTGAAGTTGGGTATAATTGGGGCGGATTTGAGGTCGGCGGATTCTTCGTTGTGGATAAATACGCAAGCGAACGCACAAAACGCCACGAGGCTGGACACGGCATACAGAATATTATCCTGGGGCCGTTAATGCCGTTCTTGGTGAGTATCCCTTCGGCAACGAGATATTGGTATCGTGAGTATCTTGTTAGGAAGAAAAAGAAACTTCGTAGTGAATTGCCCCCGTATGATTCCATCTGGTTTGAAGGGTGGGCAACGAAACTTGGAGATAAATATTACAAGGAGGCAGTATAATGGAACAATACTTAGAATTGATTTCCGTCCCTGCGATTGCAGCGGTGGTCTATTGGATTATCAACATCATCAAAACTGCTGTTAAAAGCGAGAAGTTCAACCGATTTATTCCTTTGATTGCGGCGGTTCTTGGTGTGATTAGTGGGGTCGTTTGTTTTTATGCGATTCCGTCTATCATTCCGGCACAGAACGTGATTGTTGCAATCATTATCGGTGGCGCAAGTGGTTTGACGGCAACTGGTACGAACCAAATCATCAAGCAATTGACGAAGTCCGACACCGAAAATAAAGAATAATTGAATAAAGCAAATAAAGCCTATCTGGAACTTCTTCTTGGTAGGCTTTATTTTTTTTATCTGCGCATATGATTGTAATTGAATAATTTGTAAATCTATGTTATAATTAACTCACCGATAAATAAGAATTTGCAGGTGCGAATGATGAAAACTTTATATATGATTGGTGGCACTATGGGAATTGGAAAAACAACTGTGTGCCAACAGCTTAAACAGGATTTGCCGAATAGCGTATTTCTTGACGGAGATTGGTGCTGGGATGCAAGTCCGTTCCAAGTAACCGATGAAACAAAAGCAATGGTGACAAATAATATTTGTTATGTACTCAATAATTTTCTGAAGTGTTCTGCATACGAGAATATCATTTTTTGTTGGGTGATGCACGAGCAGAGTATTATCAATTCCATACTTGAGAAGCTGGATACACAGAACTGTGAGGTGAAATGCGTCTCGCTTGTAGCGGATGAAAAGACTCTGTGTGAAAGATTGGCAATGGATGTAGAAAGAGGTATCCGTTCAGAAGATATAATTGAGCGAAGCATAGCAAGAATACCGATGTATCAAGCACTCAATACCATTAAAATTGATACCAACGCCAAAACCGTGGCTATGATTGCCAATGAGATAAAGCTGTTGTAATACCGTCAAATTCCAATTTATCGAGTTTAATCAAAATTGAATATTTGCGTAAGGTAGCCTATCTGGAACTTTTTCTGGGTAGGCTTTATTTTTTTGCCTAATATACCCTTAAAAAATGGTTCTTTTTTCTCCGTATCTTGAAGGAGCGTGAAATAATATGACGAACGAAGAAAAAAATAAAATCATTGAACTGTCCCAACAGGGGCTTGGATACACAAAAATTGCAACGCAGGTGGGTTTGTCCCCAAACAGCGTAAAAACATTTTTAAGAAGGCAGAAGGAACATACTTCGTGCCGGTGTTTACAATGTGGGACGGAAATTACGAGTATGCCGCATAAAAAGGAAAAGAAGTTCTGCTCGGCTGTTTGCCGTATGCGTTGGTGGAACGAGCACCAAAAGCAAGTGAACAGAAAGGCATACTATACCTTGACGTGCGAATGCTGTGGCTCTACCTTTGTCACGTATGGGAATGCAAAGCAAAAATTCTGTTCTCGTAAGTGTTTTGCTAATTATCGGAGGAAAGAAAAATGATGGAAAATCAAGAGAATATTTTAAGATATACCTTGGCGGTAACAATGGCAGAATCGATGCTTGAAAAGGGTATTATTTCCAAGGACGATTATAATAAAATTGAACAGAAATTTTGCGAAAAATATTGTATCAATTTATCGTCTATATTCCGCAAAATCGCTGGATAATATTCTCTTTTAGAGGTAATATACACATACCAAAAAAGGAGGGTATTATGGCAAGAATTGTTCAAGTAATTCAACCTACGAAAAACATAGGAATTGAATATTTGAATGTTTGTGCGTATGCGAGAGTTTCAAGTGGAAAAGATGCAATGATGCATTCGCTTTCCGCGCAAATCAGCTATTACCAAACATACATTCAAAGAAAGCAAAACTGGCGTTTCCGTGGGGTATATGCGGACGAGGCAATTTCGGGGACGAAAGACAACCGTGAATGCTTTAATGCAATGCTTGAAGAGTGCCGAAAGGGGCATATTGATTTAATTGTTACGAAGTCAATTTCAAGATTTGCAAGAAACACGATTACGCTTTTGGAAACGATACGAGAGTTAAAGGATATAGGTGTTAACGTTTACTTTGAAGAACAGAACATCAACACCCTTTCGGCGGAAGGGGAAGTGCTTTTGACTTTGTTGGCATCCTACGCACAGGAAGAAGCTCGTTCGGCAAGCGAAAATCAAAAATGGAGAGTGCTGTTGAATTTCAAACAAGGTAAACCTTGGTGTTGCACTATGTTTGGATATCGTCACGAAAAGGGGAAGTTTTATATCGTCGAGCGTGAGGCAGAAATCATTCGATGGATTTATAAATCTTACCTTGAAGGGCGTGGAACGACAGCAATCTCTAATGACCTCGCCGCTTATGGGGAAGTTGGTAGGAAGGGGCATTTATTTTCAAAAGGTTCAGTTATGAAAATTCTTCGGAATTATGCTTATACGGGAAACTTGATACTTCAAACGACCTATCGAGAAAACTATATGACAAAGGTTCGTAAAAAGAATGAAGGTCAACTTCCAATGTACCAGGCAGAAGATACGCACGAGCCGATTATAGACCTTGCTACTTTTAAGGAAGTACAAGCAGAAATTGCTCGGCGGAAAGAAGAGTTTGCGCCAAAAAAAGAAAAGGGCAGGTATGCGTTCACGGGGTTAATCAAGTGCGAAAACTGCGGAAAGGGATTTAGGCGCAAGACGACGGCAACCAGAGTTGTTTGGATATGCTCGACCTTCAATACAAGGGGAAAGATGTATTGCCATGCAAAACAAATCCCCGAAGAAACGCTTGAGAAATTAACGGCGGATTTAGACCTTTCGACCGTAAAAGAAATCAGGGCGGCGGAAGGGAATAAACTAACCTTTGTTTTTAAAGACGGAAAGGAAGAAATACGGTATTGGAAAGACCGTTCGAGAAGTGAGTCTTGGACGGAAGAAAAACGGAAAAAAGCAAGTGAAGACGCATATAGGAGGGAATATAAATGCCGAAAGTTACAATAATACCAGCAACAAGAGATTTCCATACAGGAAACCTTAAAAACGATTTGAGAAAAAAGCGAGTGGCTGCCTATGCTCGTGTTTCCACGAATAGCGAAGAACAACAGACTTCCTATGAGGCGCAAGTAGATTATTATACCAAATACATCAAAAGCAGACCCGATTGGGAGTTTGTTGATGTTTATACAGATGAAGGTATAACCGCAACCAACACAAAAAAGCGTGAAGGCTTTAAGGAAATGGTGGAAAACGCCCTTGCGGGAAACATAGACCTAATCATCACAAAATCGGTCAGTCGATTTGCGAGAAATACGGTTGACAGCTTAACGACGATCCGTAAGTTGAAAGACAAGGGTATTGAAGTTTTCTTTGAAAAGGAAAATATTTATACCTTGGATAGCAAGGGGGAGTTGGTATTAACAATTATGAGTTCCCTTGCCCAGGAAGAAAGCAGAAGTATTTCGGAAAACGTAACTTGGGGCAGAAGAAAGCAATTCGCCGACGGGAATGTCTGCTTGCCCTATAAACATTTCCTTGGATATAAAAAGGGCGAAGACGGCAAACCAGAAGTTGTTCCTGCAGAGGCGGCGATTATACGATTGATTTATATGCTTTTCCTTGAAGGGAAAACGCCAGGGGCGATTGCGGATTACTTAACGGAACAAGGCTTTCCCACGCCGACAAATAAAAGTAAGGTGTGGCACTTGAAAACGGTAGAGAGTATTCTCACGAACGAAAAATACAAAGGTTCGGCAATTCTGCAAAAGAAGTACACCGTCAATTATTTGGAAAAGAAAATGGCGGTAAACGACGGGCAAGTTCCTAAATATTACATTGAAGAAAGCCACGAGGCGATTATCCCCCCTGGCGAGTTTGAAATGGTACAAGAAGAAATGAAACGCCGCAAAAGTTTATCGAGAAAATATAGTGGTTCAACCTTGTTTGCATCAAAGATTATTTGTGGAGATTGCGGTTCGTATTTTGGCGCAAAGGTGTGGCATTCAAATACAGAATACCGTCGAGTGATTTATCGATGTAATGAAAAATACGAGAAGAAAGGCGCACCCAGGTGTTCGACGAGCCATCTTTCCGAAGACGAAATTAAGAACGGTTTTGTACGAGCGTTGAATATTTTGATTAACGAAAAGCAAGTAGTGTTGGATGATTGCAGATTACTATTTGATACGCTGACGGAAACAACGGAATTGGATGCACAAATTGAAATGCAAATGGCAGAGCGAGAATATGCTATGGAAATTTTGAAGAAATGCGTTGAGGATAATGCGATAAAAGAGCAGAGTCAATTAGAATATTGGAAACGCTACGATGCCCTTGCGGAACGTTACGAGGCGGAAAAGAATAAACTTGAAAAACTCCTTGCTTTAAAAGAAGAACGCAAGCACAAGGCGGAATTGATAGGCGCGTTTATGTTTGAGTTAAGCGAAATGGACGGAATAATTGAGAATTTCGATGCTCGGCTTTGGTTTTTCACGGTTGAAAGAGTGGTTGTTACCGAAGGCAAGAAAATGACATTTGAAATGAGAAACGGTGCAAAAATTGCCGTGTGAGGATGCGTAAAAAAAGTAGGCGCAACCAAAAATAGAGAAAACTCCTGTTAAACGCAGGAGTCTTTTCTTTTATAAATCGTCAATAGAACTTTGGAACGGAAAGGAAGGTTCGATTGCATCCGTATCATCTTCGTCGTCTTCATCTGCATCGCCTTCATCGATTTCGTCAACATCTTCTGTGGTAATATCTTCCTTTTCCGTGTCATCATCGGGGTTGAAAGAGGGCGAATAGTGGTTTTCTTCGTCTTCATCATCCAAACCTTCTGCATCGTAGCCTTTTGCGTAGAGCATACCAATAGGTAATCGGAATAAGTCGCTTTTCTTCTTTCCGTTATAAATTATTACCATTGCTTCTGCATATCCAAGGGTGCCAGAACGTCTTTCCTTGGCGGTTCGCGCAATGGTTTTTATGGATACTGCGCCTAATTTTTCCTTAAAAATCTCGTCATCCAAACGGTCTCGGTAGGTATTGACAAGTTTTGCAACCGCCCTTAAAACATTTGCAGAAAGGGAATTAGAATCGCCTTCCCACGCCGCAATAACCAAACGAAGCGTGCGATTAAGGGTTTGATAACCATATTTAGTATAAATGGATTCCAATGATGAGATTGCACAAATAACGCCAGGAGCCTTTGTTAAACCGATGGTAAGGTTGTAAGATTCGACCAAATCTCGTATTAAGAGCTGTTGGTGGTTTCCCGCCTCAAGGTGCGCCATGAAGATTTCATAAGGGAGCAGGGGTTTAACGAATTTCTGCTGATTGGCAAAGATGTCGGCTTCGTTTTGATATTCGAGATCGTCATAAACCATGCACCATACAGGGGTTTCGCGAGAACCCGAAACACGTGCAATAATCTCGATGGTATGCTGTCCGTTGAAAACATAGTTAATTCCGTCACGCTTACTAACTTTTACGGGATTGATTTGGTTAAGGTCGAAGTTTTCTGCGGCCTTTTCAATATGAGCAATCGAAAGATTTCTTTGATAATCTTGGTTCGATACAAGGTCTTTAATGGGAATAAGTTCAAAATGAACTTGTGGCACGTACATACTATAATCACTCATTTTCTACTCTCCGATGCAAGGAAGTAAAGCACTTCCACTATTTTATTTTCTAATTCTTGTAAAACTCTCATCAATTTTGCCCTTGCCTCTGTGGACGTGAGGTCAATTTTTGTATTTGTTTTCATACGATTAATTGAACTTATCCACATAGGTATCGTTAAGGATAACTCGTTAAGAGAGGCGTCTGGGTCGAATTTAGGCATATCCTTGATGGAAGGCTTACTGACAACTGGTTGCGGGTTTGGCTGTGCGGAAGTTTCATCAAGCAGATACCTTGTCCGCTTATATTGGACGAAAGGAACGCTGTTCTCTTTGATACGTTGGTGTATTTTTTTCATTTCCGCAGGGGAGAGCTTTGAAATTGCGATAATGTTTTCGTGGGAAATTTTATATCTTCCTGACAAAATTTTATGGGCAAGGTCTGGCTCATGTGATTTGATAATATCGATTGCTTTCGTGAAAGTGGAATACTTATGTACCGTAGCGTGGGTGATATGGTTTTCATTGGCGATACGTTGTGCGGTTTTATGCCGAGAGGCACTTTCTACAACGTTGAAATCGGCAGGTAAATCATCTTCTGGGGGAATGGTATATTGATTGTTCCCCGTTGGGTTTTTGGATGCGTTGACGATTTTTTCCGACTCATACTGTCGACCGATTAAGTATCGACGGCTTTCATCTGACAAATTCCTGCGGCCGAGTTGATTTTTGCATATCCAAGCAATGGCTTCTTCTCGGCAAGAAAAGTCCATTTCCATCACTTCAAAAGGGATAGCGTTTTTGGAGCAGATTTCATAACGATTATGCCCGTCAACGATAATTCCATTCCAAGTAATGATAGGGTCTCGGCAACCATCTGCTTTAATATTTTCTTCTAATTGCACAAATTCCTTCCGTTTAAGTGGACGAATAATTGTTTTAAATTCCTCGTCGATTTTAAGAAGGCGGAGTTTCTTTTCCATCGGTCTTTAAGCCTCCAACTCGACTTTTTCGACGTTGTCAAACGCAAAAAGTGCGACTTTTTTTGCCTGATTTACTTCGCCTCGCAAACGATAACAAGTTGTTCTGTCTGTCCAACCCAAAGCCTTGAATAGCTGTTGGGTTAATGCAAAGCTGTAAATTTCATAGCTATTGTCTTTGCAAACGTGGCTATTGATGGTGATGCACCCAGGCTCTTCGTTGGGGATGCTGCGAACAGCAAGCATTCTGGTGTCGGGGTTGACAAGCAAATGAATATACTTGGGCGAACCGAGTTCCTGTAATAACGTTTTATAAAAACGCATTCTGTATTTTCGTGGGTCGATAGAAATAATTGCAGTAGACATAAAATGTCCTCCTTATTAAACAATGGATTGTTGAACCACCGCAGGAACGTTATCGGACGGTTGTTCGGAAGGCGGTTCGGGCGGAGGTGTAGCGGGTTTATTGGCTTCTTTAATAGAATAAACGGCGTAGCCTTCAAAAATGTTTATACGCATGGTTTGTTTATGCTCGTTCAAAGTCATACCGAACTGATTCTGCCAATTAGCAGGATAAATTGCGGTACGAGATGTTTTCGGCTTTTCGCCTTCTCTGACTGTGCGTTGATAAACTTCCGTAGCGGTTAAATCGAATACGAGTAAATATTCGCCGTTTGCGTGGATGAGTTTGCCGAGGATTTTATACTTATAATGCGGATTCCATCCCATCAAATCTACGATTTTTGCGAAGAAAATCTTGCAAGTAATAGAACGAGTTTTGCGCTTTCCGTTGGAAGGATTACACCAAGGGAAAGAGTCTCTTGCGCCTTCTTCGCAGGGGCGCAGAGCAAGAATTTTCTTTTCACGATTCACGAGAACCTGGGCGTAGTTTGCATTCGGGAATTTAGACAAACACGCTGCGTTCGCAAAGAATTTACATTCATTAAAGGTAATAGAGGGTTCTTTAAGGTGGGCGAAGAATTCACGTCTTACGACCTGGAAGTCGTCGAAGTCAAAGTCTTCACTCATATCAAGTAATTCATCCGTTTCCTTTAATTTAGGCGTTTGCTCGTCCGAAGACGGGGTAGGCAGATCGGCAGGGGAATCGTCCTGCACCTTTTCTAATAATCCTGCTAAAACATCTTTTTTTTCATTCATCTCATCCATTTCGTTTTACTCCTGTAATGAAACACCGCTTAATTCGGCGTGTATGTATTTTTTAAGTACGTCAAAGCCAGTCACATTGATACGTTTTCCCGTTTCATAGAGTTGACCTTGTAAGCGTAAATTCCAGTCTTGCTCGTTCTGGGTATCGAGCGTGTCAAGTGTTAATTCGTGCAAATAATAGTCCTTCCCAAATGAACTCGTCCACTCTTGAGGGATAGCTCGTATTCTTTTGCCAGCCGTGGTTAGCGGTTTGGCTTGTTCGCTCTGTTCGTCTGGCGTAGCTCGTTCAAGCATATGTGGATTAAGGAAAGCCTCCGAGTTCTGGGCATCGAAAATATAAACGAGTTCGTCGTCTTTTTCATAGATAGACCCGATTATTTTATAGCGACAGTCCGTATTCCAAGAAAACAATTCAAATAGTGTATCGTTGAACGCTGCCGAAGAGATATCTTTGGGAACATACTTCTTCATTGAGAGCTTGGAGCAATGAACGCCGTGGCGGTTATTTGCATCTGTGGCGCGAATTGCAAACTTCTTCTCAATAGGGTGGATAAGCAATTCAATATAATTTTTTGCGCCGAATTTACGGATGATTTCCGTGCTGAACTTGATTTTCTTACTGCCGAATGAAACAGAAGGTTTGCGGAAAGTATCGAAAAATTCCGAACGGGTAACTTCAAAACCACGCATATCAAAATCACCGGCAGAGAACTCGATTTTCAAATCTTCGTCTTTGCTTTGGGTAGGAACGCTTTCCGTGCCGTCAGCTTCGGTTATATAAACGCTTTGAGATGCGTTGATATAGTCGGTAAATTTGAAACCAGCCCAGCGTGGATTGATGGATACAAAACCTTTCAATTTACCTTCTTCGATTACTCGAAGTTCAGGCAAAAAAGCCTTATTCCTAAACTTTGCGTTGTCGAGCATATGCTGAACGGCGATAAAGTCATCTCTGGACACGATAGCCTCGTGGTGATTAAAATATCGGCTTTGCGGTCTTTTTCCGTAATTCTTTTTAGACTTGTGATCGTGGTAATCGGGGGTGTAGGTTTTTCTTGTCAATACATCCCCACAATGACGTTCATTTCTTAATATTTGAACCACGCCGTTTGCCGTCCATTTCACGTTTCCAAGATAGGACTTTCGTTCGAGGGCGTTCAATGCCTCGGCGATATGCTTTGTGGAATAGCCGTATAAATACATATAAAAGACCAGTTTAACGGTGGGGGCTTCGTCCTCATTAATGACGAGATTGCCTTCGGCATCGTGCGTGTAACCGAGCAGTTTCGGAGTAAGAGGGATACCGTTATCCAAACGCATACGAAGGGATGTTTCCATACTTCGACTGCGGGTATGAGATTCTTCTTCCGCCATTGTTGCTTGGAAGGTGAGAGCCAATTGCGCATCGTCATTCAAAGAGAAGATTGCTTCGGATTCAAAGAAAACGCCTACCCGACGTTTAAGGTGCGCAAGGCTACGGACAACGCCAATGAAGTCTTCCAGGTTTCTGGCGAAACGAGAGACGCTTTTCGTGATAATCATATCGAACTTACTTGCTTTGGCATCTTCAATCATCTGCATGAACTCTTGACGGTGTTCCTTATTCGTACCGCTTTTTCCTTCGTCGGCATAAATTTTTACAAGTGTCCAGTTAGGGTGCTGACGGACGAAATCTTCATAATACTTCTTCTGTAATTCAAAGGATGTTGTTTGGCGAATATCGTCAGTTGAAACACGAACGTAAATAGCAACACGCTGATGGATGTCATTATCATAGTAATCCGTTTCCTTTTCGGCGGGTATGTATTCGTAATTATCGGGGTCAATCCGTACTTGCATACGTTGACGGGTCTTCGCCTTCTTTTGGGCGAGGAGTTCTCTTTTTTCTATATCAATCATTTTGCGCTATTCCTTTTAGGGGTTCTTCGTTATCGTCGGGAAGGAGTTTCCAGTTCTCGGACGGGAAGAAGAAATCTTTGTCCGAAGTGTCACTACGATAATAGGTGGCAAGCGTGAAGATGTCTTCTGATGCGAAGTACATTCCAATAGGGTGGGGCAACGCTGCGAAATATCGTGCGAGTAAAGTGAGTTCCATCATATCCTTGGAAACGTTAGATACCTTTTGCGTAATGATAAGGTCAACCTTGCCTTCCATACAGTCGTTCAACAATCGACTCCATTCGGGGGCGGATTCCATATAGGGAGCAGTAGCACCTTCGTCGATATAAAATCCAACGAACGTCCACTTGGGATATTGTGCGAGGACATCCTCGTATTGCTTTTTATGGTAGTCGAGATAATTCTCGTACTTGGTTTGATTGAAGTAGCGAATATAAACTCCGACTTTGAATGGTTTTGCTGGGTTCGGCGTTTCGTGTCGAATCGTTTTTAACCACGCAGAATGTTTGGCAACTTTCTCACCGTGTTTTGTCGTTGGGATAAAAGACGAGCCTAACTGCGCCAACGGCGTGATCTCCGTTGTATGGGCGCAAGAAACCAAGCTGGTGTCATCCGCCTGCATTAATTCCGTTGAATTCTCTGTATTTTTACTCTCTTGCATATCTGCCTCCATTACATTTATATCAAGTATAAGGCATTTGGAAGAAATTGGAAATCGACCATAGGTTAAATCGTAAACCACGAGTTTATGTTTTTGGAAAAATTTTACAAAAAATAAGAGACAGCAGCGAACTGCTATCTCTTTTTGTCGTTTATTGGGATAATTTAATTGTTAGCTCGAAGGGTTTCTTTTAGATTTTTTACGAATTTAAGGATTGTTTCCATCTCTGTGGGGGAGCAATCGGATAATAAAGAAGCGAACTCTGTTTGATAAATGTCGTTTACCTGCGGAAGATCGGGACGGATGAGGCTGTCTGAGGAAATTTCCAAGGCTGTGCATATAGCGATGAGTGAGGTAACACGGAAATTTGCTTTACCGCGTTCAATATCGCTTATATTCGACACTCCAATTTTTGTTTCAAAGGCGAGGTCTTCTTGACTCATATTTTTTTCAAGACGAGCCGAACGAATGCGCTGACCTATAGCCTCCAAAATAATTTTTACATTGTCCATGGAATTGTCTCCTTTGCCTTTTGACTATGTTCTTGCATAAATTTTATCACTTTTTGACAAAGTAGTGAAATGCCAAATGACGAAACTTGGTCTTTTGGCTATAATATAAGTAAGAAAATTTTTAGTTTGGAGGACTAAATTATGATTTTTAACTATTTAACTATCGGTCAACGAGTGAGAGATGCGAGACGGAAGAAGCGTTTCTCACAGGCGGAACTTGCCCATCGGGTAGGCGTAACAACGTGCTACATAAGCTACATTGAAAGTGGCTATAAGTGTATGAGCTTGGAAACTCTGATTCGCGTTGCAAATGCATTAGAAGTAACAGCCGACGTTTTTTTGGCGGATTGTTTGGATAAGCATTTGGTTGCAAGCGAGGCAGAGTTTTCTTTGATTTTAGAGGACTGTTCCTTGTATGAAAGCCGTGTTATTCTCGATAATGCGCGAGAGTTAAAACGAATTTTGCGAGAAAATCTATTTACAAAATCAAACCGTGAATAAATTATAAACGCATTTTTTCATAACGGCAATCGACCGAAAGTTAAAATTTAGACCAACGGTAGAATTGGTTGCGTATATAATTTTTGGTTTCGATTATATGAAATTCCTTTTTTTGGTAAAAAGGGATTATTTTGTGCTACAATTTTTTTCCGCTTGAAGAGGGAGGTTGCGTATATGATTTTGGTTTTCGTTTATATGAAAATTACGGACGTGAAAAAACCCTCTTTTTTTATGCTATAATGTTTTGACCTTTGGAGGGATTAATATGAAATACTACGTAGTTGCGGATATCCATAGCTTTTATTCCGAACTGGAAACCGCTTTAAAAGAGAAGGGATTTTTTGAGGATACCGAGCCTCACAAGTTGATTATTTGCGGAGATCTGTTTGACCGTGGGGATGAGTCACTTAAGGTGCAGCAGTTTGTTATTGACCTTATGGAAAAGGATGAAGTCATTTTAATCAAAGGCAACCACGAGGATATGCTTTTGGAAATGGTGCGGAACGCAAATAGATGGTTTAATTTACCAGATATCGAGTATTCCCATCATTGGCATAACAGGGCTGTAAAGACGGTCTTGGATTTGACGGGACTTAACTATTTTGACCTTGATAACCCTACAAAAGTGGCAAAGGCAATAAAGGATACTCCTCTCTTTAAAAAGATTATTCCCGCAATGAAGGATTATTATGAGACCGAGCATTATATTTTTGTCCACGGATGGATTCCGTGCTATGAAATCGATACGCACGTGTTTCCTAAAGTTCTCGGCTATATGGACGACTGGCGAGAGGCGGCGGTTATGGAGTGGGACTATGCTCGTGGTTATAACGGTATGCTTGCGTGGTCGCAGGGGATTAAAGAGCCAAATAAAACCATTGTATGTGGGCATTGGCATTGTTCGTGGGGG